ACAGGGTGGCTCAGCGTTCTTTCCCTGATATGCGAACGCTCAGAATAAGCGCAGAGACTATCGGAAAGGAATGGAATGAAAAAGTTATGGCGGTACTTGAGAAGGAAGGTTATAGAGATGGTCGATGGTTCTGTAAATGCCCCAAGGCGTGCATCATGTGGCCGATCTGGCACGCGGCTTTTCCGTCGGCCAAGTGGATAATTGTCTATCGCAATCCTTCGAGCGTGATCGATTCATGTATGCGCGTGTCGTTTATGAGAGCGTATCGGGATAAAGCGGGCTGGTCTTTATGGTATGCAGAGCATGCGAAACGGTGCGCTGATATGCAAGATGCCGGGCTAGATGTATCGTGGGTTAAAAGCGATGATGTTGTACGCGGTGATTACGTGCGGCTCAGAGAAGCAATTGAGCATGCCGGGCTTGAATGGGACGAATCTATAGTAAATGATTTTGTCTCGCCGGAACTTTTTCACTCTAAAGAAAAGGTGGCAGTATGAGAATCGAACAAAAAGTATGGGGCGAACGCTGGATGATACGAGAGGACTCTGTGCATACTACGAACATCTTGATACTCAAAAAAGGATTCAGGTGTTCGTGGCATAAACATCAATGTAAATATAATCTGTTTGTTGTTATAAAAGGTTCGGTTGAAATCATAGTAGATGAAGGCGATCCGTGCCATTACCTAACAGTATTAAATGAGGGTGATGACTTTGTGGTAGCCCCTAATACATGGCATGAGTTCCGCGTTCTCGAAGACGGGATAATGGCAGAGGAAATGTACGTGCAATATGATGACGAAGATATTGAGCGGGCAAAACTAGGCGGGCCGATAGATGAGTAGCAATGCAATCATAATTACAGGCCCGTGTCGCTCAGGCATTTCAATGATCGCCGGGGTGGTGGACGTATGCGGGGCGTGGGGCGGTACGAAAGGAAAGCTCAATAGCTATGATGCAAGCGCGTATGGAGAGAATAAAGATATTAGGGACAACATATTGAACCCGTTTCTTGAGGGGATTAAAGCTGACAGACGCGGGCAACGACCGCTCCCGAATATCAGCAAGTGCAATTCGATTGCAAAAGAGATCGGCGAAGCATGGCGGCGGCGAACACTCAGGATAATAGAAGAGAACGGTTACGAAAGCGGGCCGTTCTATCTCGCAAGCACAAAGCACTCTCTTATATGGCCGGTGTGGAATGAAGCGTTTCCTGGTACAAAGTGGATTCTTATTCGTAGAAAAGATGAGGACATTATCGAAGCCTGTATGAAGACCGATTATATGTTCAGGTATAAAGATGAAGGTGGCTGGTACTACTGGCTGTCGAAATATAAGAAACGTATTCAGGAAATGATCGACGAACGATTGAATGTTTTTCAGATATGGCCGCAGCACATGATAAACGGCGATCTAAGAGAACTTGAAGAGTTAATAAAATGGCTCGGTCTTGAATGGGATGAAAATAAGATACAGGATTTTGTCGCTCCTATCGTATGGCGTAACGGGAAGTTTTTATTCAGCAATACCGGAGGGTAGCTATGGCAACACGATCAACCGAAGAAGAAGTAAAAAAGATTATCGATACCGCTTTTACAAACGAGCAGGTAACGCCATTCCTTCGCGCAGCTAACCGGCTTATCACTGACGTTCTCGCGGGCGAGGAATACAGCGATGCACTTCTCACAGATATTGAATGCTGGCTTGCGGCTCACTTCTTATCTGCCGCACTCGATCCGCAGATTAAATCAGAGAAAACCGGTGACGGTCAATGGACGTATCACGGCAAGTCAGGGCTTGGTCTTAATTTCACACCATACGGGCAACAAGTAATGATGATGGAGCACCACGGTGTACTCGCTCAGATTTCAAACTCTAAAGGTTCGATGTCAATAAAGGCGATGGCATGACAAGTAGATCGAAACGATTCACGAGCGGGCTAAATCAAACCGCCGTTTACTGGGATAATCCAACTAACGACGGATACGGTGGACGTACATTTGATGATCCAGCGGAGGTAGATTGCCGATGGGAAGAACGAAAGGAACTATTTATAGACACGACCGGGCAGGAGCAGCAATCAAGCGCGATAGTTTACGTCTCGGAAGACGTAGTCGTTGGCGGGTATTTGTTCCTCGGCGATCTGGGCGATCTTTCAAGCGGGGAAGAAGCCGATCCGCAAACCGCAGAGAATACTTACGAGATTAGAGGCTTCAATAAATCGCCCGATAAGAAAGCAGATGGTTTTATGAGAAAGGTTTATTTGTAATGGCTGCTGGATTCCTATCTGGGATGGTAAAAGTAACCGCGAATTTAACGCGCGAGATTGCGGCGATGAAAGGGCGCTCTGTTACCGGCATGGCATCGGCGCTTTCTTTTGTCAGGCATGCTTCAACAGATAAAGTGCCGTGGAAAACAGGAAACCTTGCCGGGTCTGTTCATACAAAAGTATTGAAGCAACCTAGCGGCCCGGTTGGTGCGATCTGGTACACGGCAGAATACGCCGCAATCGTGCATGAAATAAACAAGCACTGGAAAACAGGAACGCAATTTCAGTATTCGAAATCAGGAACCGGCTGGAAGTTTCTTGAACATGCAATCTCAGAGAATCATGCGGTTATTCTCGACCTGTTACGCAAGCACTCGAAAATACAGAGGACAATATGAACGCTCCATCTGAGGACATAAAAGATATTCTTGAAGCCGTTTCGTCTCTTGCTCTCACGTTTGCAACTGATCTATTCGTGAGTGAGATTCCTGTTGATGCGCCTGCGGATACCGCGTGCGTAGCGATATTTGATACCGGCGGTGAAGACCCTGAAATGAATTATACCTACGAGCGTCCGCACGTACAGGTACTCGTGCGCGGCGCAAAGAGTGGTTATAGAGAAGGTCACGAACTCGCACAAGCGATTCGAGATAGCCTAATCGCAACGTATGATGAAGAAGTAAATGGCGCTCGGTACGTTGGGATATGGTGTATGGGTGATGTGAATTTTATTGCTTACGATGACAACCGGAGGCCGTTGTTTACGGTGAACTTCCGCTTGCATCGTACAACTGCTTAGGAGGTGTTTATGAGCACAGCTGCAATGTCCGGTGTTGGAACTACATTTCTACGCGGTGACGGTACTTCTACAGAAGTATTTTCCGCAATCGCTGAAATCAATTCCATCGGCGGGCCTGGCATGTCGAGAGATATGATTGACGTTACCGATCTCGACTCAACCGGCGGATATAAAGAATATATTCCCAGCTTTAGAGACGGGGAAAACGTCACACTCAATATGAACTTTACCCGCGATGGGTATATTGACATGCTTAACGACTTCGAAAGTGATGATGCTGTGAACTATCAGATCAAGTTTGCTGATACTGGCGAGACAACGATTACGTTCGCCGGGTTTGTTCAGGGTATCCCGCTTTCAATAACTCCGACCGACAAGATTACGCTCGACGTTACCATTAAGGTGAGCGGGCAAATCACGTTAGAGTCGTAGAAAGGAAAATAACTATGTTCTTAACCAAAGAACAAATATTTGCTGCAAAGGATTTGAAGAGAGAAATAGTTGAGATTCCAGAATGGTCTATCGATGGCGTTCCCGGTCAGGTAATGGTTCAGGAGTTGACAGCGCGCGAGCGTGAGAATTTCGAGAACTCAATCGAGAAAGAAGACGGCGAAAAAGACTATAGTAATTTTCATGCCCGCGCTGTTGCAATGACCTGCATAACAGAAACCGGCGAGAAGCTATTCAGCGAAGCAGACGTTGAACAACTCGCAGAGAAATCTCTCGGCGTTCTGTTGCGGATTGCGGACGTTGCCGCACGTATATCGAAGTTGCGATCCGATGACGTGGAGGAAGCCCGAAAAAACTTATCAGAAGGCCAGAGCGAAGGTTCAAATTTAGGTTAGCGCTGGCCTTGGGGGTTGAGCATCCTAACCGGCTTACGTTGTCTAGTACGGAATTAACTGACTGGTACGCATATTATTCGCTTGAGCCGTGGGGGTTCAAAGCAGATTGGAATAAGTTTGCAATGCTCGGAATGGTAACAACAAATTCGCATAGAACGTCTCGTAATGATCCGATTGCGAAGCTAG